GAAAAGAAGAAAGAAGGGCAAATAAAATGATTGATTTAAAACAAAAAGAACTTGACGAATGGCAAGCAAGAAATTTCGGTAGGCACAATGATGATATTTTAAAGTGTGCTCTTGGCATGGCAGAAGAAGTAGGAGAAGTTTGTCACCACGTTCTCAAAGGTACGCAGAAAATTCGTGAAGGAATAAATGGAATTAATAAAGACGAAGTTGCTGATGGTGTGGCCGATACTCTTATTTATGGAATACAATTATTAAATCAACTTGGTCTCGATGCTGAAAAAGAAATTTCTGCAGTCATTGATAAGGTTTTAAAAAGAAATTGGAAAGAAAATTCATTAAATGGCGAAATTAATGAATACTGATCTTATCCTGATCCTGGAAACAAAAGAAGAGGTGACGGCATACTTTGAGGAGGTCTTAAAGTTCAAGCCGTTACTTCTGACTTTTACCAGAATCCACAAAGTGCCATTTTTAGCCATGTGTTGGCAGAACAAAAGAGCAGTTGTCTGGAAAAAGAGCTTAACTAACCGGGAGTTGCTCAATATAATCAACAAGAACATTGTCAATGTTCAGACAGATATTGATTTTAATCTACTTGATATGAAACAGGAGGATGTAATATATCCTGCTTTGTGGGTTGGGAAAAATGCTTTGTCTGAATATTTAGTCAAGAGTAATTGGATTGAAAAACATGGGGTGAAATGAAAATAGGATTGTTTGATTCGGAAATGAAAAGTGGATATCCTAATCTGGCATTGATGAAGATTTCAGCGTTTCATAAATCCAAAGGTGATATTATACAATGGTTTTCGCCTTTGGAAAAATATGATAAAGTTTTCTCATCTAAAGTTTTTACCTGGACAAAGTCAAATAACAAACTCCCTAAAAATACAATAAAAGGCGGGACTGGATATAATAGTAATGAGTGGTTATCAGACGAGATTGAACATATTTGCCCAGACTACTCTTTATATAATTGCAAGCAGAGCTACGGGTTTTTAACTAGGGGCTGTCCGAATAAATGCTCTTGGTGTGTTGTCCCAGAGAAAGAGGGATATATTAAAAAGCACGCTGATATAGATGAATTTGCTAGGCATCAAAATGTTGTTCTAATGGATAACAATGTTTTAGCAAGTGAATTTGGAATTTCTCAAATTGAAAAAATAATAAAATTAAAATTAAAAGTTGATTTTAATCAAGGTCTCGATTCAAGATTAATTGATAAAAATATTGCCAAATTGTTAAGTAAGGTCAATTGGTTGAGTCCTATCCGCCTTGCTTGTGACACTGTATCTCAAATTCCGCATATAATAAATGCTGTATCTCTTTTAAGATGGAATAACGCCACTCCAAGAAAATATTTTTGTTATGTTCTTGTAAAAGACATCTCTGATGCAATTGAAAGAATAAGGTTATTAAAATCATTATATTTAGACCCATTTGCACAGCCATATAGAGATAAAAATGGGAGGCTTAAGCCATCAAAAGAGCAACTGGATTTTTGTAGATGGGTAAATCATAAAGCTATCTTTAATTCAGTTTTATGGGAAGATTACAAAAAAAATATCAAGAAAGTTGAGAAACCAGAAAATAAATTGGGAATTAATATATGAGTTTCACACATCTGCACGTCCATAACGAATATTCTGTTCTTGATGGCGTCGGTACCTCTAAACAATATGCTGCCATGGCTAAAGAGCTAGGTCAGGAGTGGCTATGTTTATCAAACCACAGCAATATTGACGGAGCGATTGAACATCAAAAGCAATGTCTTGATACCGGAATCAAGCCGATCATTGGCGCAGAGATGTATTTAGTTGATGACCTTTATATAAAAAATAAAGGGGAAACCAGATATCATATTACCCTGCTGGTGGAAAATCAAACAGGATGGGGAAATCTTTTAAAACTCCTTACTATTGCCAATATAGACGGGTTTTATTATCGTCCCAGAATAGACCATCAAACTTTATTAAAACACATTGAAGGGCTTGTTATCCTTTCTGCATGCTCCATGTCTTTTATCAAGAAAGATAATGGTGCAGATATGCTCAGAGATTATATCGAGGCTATCGGCAAAGATCGTATTTTCCTCGAAGTAATGCCGCACCAAATACCTGAGCAAATAGAAATAAATAAACTAGCCATTTCTCTTTCTAAAAAACTTGGTCTTCAAATAGTAGCCACCAACGACATTCACTATCCTACCTCAGAAGCTACAAAGCACCAGGAAGTGCTCTTGGCGATTCAAACCAAAAAGAAGTGGCTAGATAAGGATAGATGGAAATTTAACTGTGGCGGGCTGTTTTTAAAATCAGAACAGCAGATGTTTGAGGCTTTTCAGGATCAGGGCTGTTTGACTGACCAACAGATTAAAAGGGCTATCAGAAGAACTGTAACCGTGGCCAAGCTGTGTGAGAATTTTAGAATAGAAAAGCAAGAGGTATATTTGCCGAGCATAAAGAACTTCCCTTCCGAGCAAGATGAAATAACCTTTCTGGAAAACAGGATCCATAGAGGGTTGAGGTTGCGATTAAAAGATAAAACTTTTGATGAGCTTGTTCCATATAGAGAAAGAATTGATATGGAAATGAAGCTGATTATCGCTAAGAAGTTTACTCGGTATTTTCTGATTGTCTGGGATTTAATCAAATGGTGTGAGAAGGAAGGGATAATGACTGGGCCAGGAAGGGGATCATCTGGTGGGTCATTAGTTGCCTATCTTCTGTTTATTACTGACTGTGATCCTCTTGTTTATGGGACAGAGTTTTTTAGATTTGTAGATGAGAGCAGGTGTTTTACCGGAGAAACAAAAGTATTGATTAATAATGAAGTTAAAAATATTTCTAAAGTCAAAGTTGGTGATACAGTAATAAATAAATATGGAGAAAAAGATGTTGTTAAGAATATCAGAAAATTTAATATAAAGGAAAAAGTTCTAAAAATTTATTTTGAGGACAACTTTATTGTTTGTACTCAAGATCATAAGTGGATAGTCATGGACAAGCATAATAATATAATAGAAAAAATGGCAAAAGACTTAGACGTTAAAAATGATAACTTGATAAGGATAAAGTAAATGAGAAAAAGGCGTTTAAAATCCGGCATCTATTGTATAAAAAATATTATAACAAATAAGGTTTATATTGGAAGCTCAGTAAATATAAAGAATAGAATTAAAGGGCACGAACGATTATTAAAAAGAGATGGACACTATAACAATTATTTACAAAAAGCTTGGAGTAAATATAAAGAAGAGTCTTTTATGTTTACTGTTTTGGAAAGAGTAATAAATGAACAGCTTATTGAAAGAGAGCAATACTGGATTGATTTTTATCAATCTGCTAAAAGAAAATTTGGTTATAATATCTGCCCTAAAGCCGGTAATACTTTAGGAGTAAGACCGTCTAAGGAAACATTAATCAAATTGTCTAAGGCACAGAGTGGTAAAAATAATGGAATGTATGGTAAAACTCATACCGAAGAAGTAAGGAGGAGACTTTCCAGATTCCATACAGGTTTAAAGATGCCTGAAGGATTTAAAGAAACAATGTCTAAAGTAACAAAAGGCGAAAATAATGGAATGTATGGTAAAACTCATACCGAAGAGGCTAAAACTATAATATATCAAAAATTAAAACAGAGAGGAGGTTATAAAGGGGAAAGGAATCCTAATTTTGGAAGAAAGTGGCCAGAAGAAAAAAGAAAAATGGCAAGTCTTAGAACTTCTGATGGACGAATGGTCGGTGACAATAATCCGAATGTAAAAATAAAAAGTCACCAATACCCAGAAATTATAAAAAGAATTGATACAAATGGCCCTGAAGAAATATCATTTTTAGCCAAACAATACGGAGTATGTACAGCAACTATAAATAATATTTTAAAAAAGGTTGGGTATGAAATCAATAAATATTAATGAATCTATTAAAATAGAGAAGATAGAGGAAATTGATTTTGAAGGATTTGTTTATTCTATAAAGATAAAAAATGACCCATCTTATTGCTTAGAAGGTAAAATTATAACCAAAAATTGTGATCTTCCGGACATCGATATGGATTTTGAGGATATTAAAAGAGGTGAGGTCAGAAAGTATCTCTGTGATAAATATGGCGAGTTTAATGTGTCCGGTCTGTCTAATTTTCTGACTATGAAGGGAAAAGGCGTTTTAAACGATGTAGGCAGAGTTTTCGATGTCCCACTAGTGGAAGTAAGGGTTGCTACTAAATCGATGCTTGATGATAAGGAAAACAGCCAAATTGAAAGGTCGTTGTCTATAAGTTCAGAATTAAGTAGGTTCAGCATGAAATACCCTGAAGTTGTAGATATTGCCAAGTCAATAGAGGGGCAAATACGAGGTTATGGACAGCATGCGGCGGGTATCTGTATTTCTAAAAATGATCTGCGAGAAGGGTATAATTGCAATCTGGTATCTAGATCAGGAAATATTGTGGCCAATTGGGATATGAGGAATGCCGAGTATTGCGGCCTGATGAAATTGGATGTGCTGGGATTATCAGCCTTAACCATTCTGAACGAAACCAAAAGGCTTATTAAGCAGAATCACAATGTTGATATTGATTACAAGAAGCTGACTTTTGATGATCCTAAAGTGTTTGCTGAGATTACCGCTGGCCATACCACAGGGGCTTTCCAAATTTCTACTCATGGAATGACCAATTATTGTATGGAGCTTGGAGTTGAGAACTTCGCTATGATCTATGCTGTAACTGCTCTGTGGCGACCTGGCCCAATGCAGTCGGGAATGACTGAATCATATTCCAAAAGGAAAAGGGGAAAGGAAAAGGTTGAAAAGATCCACCCGATTTTTGATAAAATTACTGCCGAAACATTTGGGGTTATTGTTTATC